ACATTGATTTTATATATTGAATTATAAAAGTATATGGTATTGTATATAAAGTATATTTCTTTAATCTTTTACTATTATCACAACACATTATAGATAACATTAAGTATTGATATATCATAATACCTGTAAAAAATGTAATCCTTTTTATTCCTATTTTAGTAATAAATATATCAATACTATGTATTATTTGATTGTTGCTATCTAATCCAAAATAATCCAACCCCACTATCTTCATTATAAACGTTATTACGAGTAAAAACGTGTAAACTTTCAAACTTGTGCTTAAATATTTATGATAATCTTTAAACATAAAACCCTCCTATAAAAAAAAGCGAGGCAAACAGATAAACCTCGCAAAAAACATTATACATTTTTGTTTTTCTTTTTGTCAACGACTGTGTTTCGACAACTTCTGATAAAATCCATTTCGCTTGTTATGTAAGAATTAGCCTTTAATACTTCATGATATTTCTGATAAAGTTCCTCAATGTGTGTATAATCATTTTCAGTTCTTGTTAATCCGTTCCTTAAACTACCACTAAACTGTAATATTTCATATCGGATTCTATCACGTTCATTAATATCAACTTTTTCGTCAACTTTAGATATTTGTTTAGCCAAACTTTCAATACCAAGCAACTTCCCACATATCTTCCCAAGCCATGTAAAAGGATTTATTTTAATAGGAGATATTTCTATCCCTATCATTGTCAAAACGCCTAAAAGTACACCATACTGCTCAATAATTGTCTTCATATCATGTCCTCCATTATCTGACACAACAATTATAACATGGTTTTTTACTTTTGACAAAGTCGGTTATTTTTCTGTTTTTATTTTCCTAATTTTATACATGTATAAATAAATAATAACATAAATATCATTGCTATTATTCCTAAAATATACCCCATTTTATTTCTCCTTTTCAATTATAATCTTATTATCTTTTGCATAAACTCTTATAAAATCGTCTTCCTTTATGCAACTCTTTTGTAATACTTCCTTTGGTATATTCGCACAATAACAATTTATTTTCCGTGTGCCATTTTTACCGTAGTAGTATTTTTTAGTTATTTTCGACATTTTCAACCTCCTTCAAAACATTTTTAATTTCATACATTGCATTATAAACTTCTTGCTTTGTTGTATTTTTTATTGGTCTACAATTTACTTGCCCATAACCATAAATACATAATTTATTTAATATTTCATTAGCCTTGTCTATTTTGGATTGTAAATTATCTATTTCGTGTAGCATATAATTAATATCTAATATATTTTCATCTATTGCTTCATATAATGGTGTAAATCTTAATTCTCCTATTTTTTGATATTCTATTAATCTGTTTCTTCTTGCAATAATTTTATCTTTGCTTATAGGCATTCCCCATTCATTCATTTACTCCACTTCCTTTTTTATAAATTTTATCTAAATTATAGTAAAGTTCTGTCTTTGTTTTTCCATAAGATGTTCTACCATTTTTCATACGCCAAATATTATTATTTGTTATTTCGTATCTAACTGTATTACCTAATGGGTCTTTCATTATAGTTTCGCACCAATAAGCAGTTGATGGATTTTCCTTAACTATTGTAAAGCCGTATTCTTTGAACCAATTTAATACTGTGTAATATCTTTTATTCATTTCATTCCACCTCACTTTTAAATTAATAATACCCCTTATCGTCTAATTCCCAATACAAATCATTTATTGGTTTCCATTCTTCATCAGTTATCATTTTCCTCAAATGTTTCTCGTACAAGTTCCAATAACATATTTTAAAATATTCGTCATTATCTTCAAAAAATGTATAATCGTTCAAATATATTTCATCACTAAATTTAGTTTTATTCATAACTATTTCTAAAATACTATTATCATATTTTGCATTTGTATTAATACCTCTTTCTATACATTGTTGATTTACAAGTAAAAAATATTGTCCTAAATATTCTATACCATAATTATTAGCAAACTTAACCAAAGGGTGCTTAATGTTAGGATATTGTTTAATCATATCGCCTAATTCGTATCGCATTGCTTTAAGTTGTTTTGTAGGTAAAATAGGTATCAACCTTTTACTCCAAATTCTCAATTTAATCACCACACTTTTCTAATAAATCTTTTTGCATTTTCGCAACTTCTTTATAACTATTTCCAACTAGACATGTAATATAATTACCATTTTTATCAAAAACCTGACTGCCATACTTGCCTACTAAATTTTGTCTTCTATTATAACCATAGTTTTCAAATCTTTTAATTTCACTAAAATTATACTTTATCATAATTACCTCTCCCTTTCTTGACTACATCTATATATTAACATATGCACATATAAAAGTCAATAAATTTTCATTAAAAAATAAAAAAAAGAACATATTTCTATGTTCTATTTGTCCTATAAGGCAAGTAAAGGTCTGCCTAGTGCCTATTATAAGCACTGTACCAATGATATAACGGTAAATGTTAGTTTTGTTTTTTTAAGGTGCTTTTGAATAGGTATACTAACAAACTACTCTATGAGCCACCTTTAGGCCTGTCTTATACCATCAGTACACTACCTATAAAAGATAGTGTTTTCACTTGTAATAGTGAAATTAATATTAATATCAATTAGTGCCAATTATAAGCACCATTGAATAGATATAAGTTAGAACCTTTAAAAAGAAACAAGCAGTTTATAGCACCTCGAGTATTGCATCTGCATTATTGATACCTGATTACTTTTTTATTTATATCTACTCAATGCTACCTATAAAGGTAACACTATTATATCTAAAATATAATAATCTGTCGACAATTTAATTATATCACTTTAATTTAGATTTTGCAACTCTCTTATAACCACTAACAGTTAATCGTTTCATTTTCGTAGGTAATCCACTAATTTGCGATAACTCTTTATATTTTTGTGTTAACTTTGTAATATTGTTTTGTGCCATTCCTACAAGTTCCATATCATCGCTTGACTTGGCTAGTATTTGTATGTCTTTCTGTTCACGTATGGCTCGTTCAAGTTGGCGTTGGAGTTGCGTGCCCTCGTATAGTGAATAGTGTTTGCCGTCTAGTTCGAAGCCTTTGTTATTATCATCTATTTTCTTTTGTAGTTCTTCATCGGTATATGTTGGTTTGCTAACACCAAGTACAATACTAAATATGTAATGATAACAGTTCATTTCACTGATTGGTCTATGTGAACCGTTGCCGTCGTGGTCTAGTGAATACATCTTGCCTTTGTAATCAATAGCTACACTACCGTTTTGTAGTTTGTTAAATTCCTCATTGCTAAATTGTCGTCCTTGTACGTTTTCATGGTCGTCTGCTGGGTTTTCGTGTACGGATATTTCTACCCCATCTGCCCCAAACTCCTCACCGTATATCTTTTGTAATTCGTTGTGTAGTTCCCTTAATTCACTTTTAAGGTGCATACGAACGGTACTATCAAGTCTAACTTGTCGTCCACTTTTATAATCAACGGTTTTTAAACCACTACCACCTATATCTTTTAAAATACGTCTCATAGAACTGTCAAAAGTTTCCTTACCTTGTGAGACATTAAGCAAAGCCTCATCAAGTACATAGTTGTATGTGTCTTTTAGATTCATAAATTCGCCGTTTATGGTAAAACCTAGCAAGTTCGCACGTGTGTAGTTATACATTTCATTTTTAACAATGTTAGCAAGTGCCATAGTTTGCATTTTAAGGGCTGTATTTTCGGTGAAAGGTACAAAAGGTATATTTCTATATTGGTAGAACTTTTCATAGAATAATTGGTCTCTTTTTGCGTAAGAATTGAATATATTGTCTATGTCTTGTATATTCAAGTCGGTGTACTTGGCTATTTGTCGCACTATTTCATCGTAATTGCCACCGTATTTAAGTATTTGCACAAGTTGATGTGCTTGGCTTGGTGTTAGTTCCTTTATTTGCCTTAAAGCACTACCTATTTTTTTATAAAAGAATATATTTGCCTTGTTTATTCTTTCAACCAATCGCTCGGTTAAAAATTCAATTTGGCTTTCATTTATCATAGTATCACCTAATTAAATTATACCACACAAAAAAGGATTGTTAAAATCCTTTTTTGTTCGATTTATATTTTATATAAACTTGTGATGGTGTTATTTCGGTTTCTATGTTTAATGTATTGTTTCCGTCTATTGTTGGTATGTTTGGTAGTGTTATTGTTTCTTCTGTTGGGGTTGATAATGCATAGTCTACTGTTATATTATTTGAAGATAACCATGTTTTAAATTGTGTGGTTGTATAATCTTTTGTTAAATCGTAATAAATAACAAATCTACCACTTCCTGCGATTGCTATACCAGTTATTGCATTGGCTGTTTCATTGGCTGTTCTAGGTATAAATTTATCACTAAGTATATTCCCTATTGTGTTTAAATCAATTGGAATTAGTGCATCATTATAAGCATTGCAAACAAATCTTGAATAATTCCCGCTAGCTGAAGCTGACGCCCAATTTTCACTACCATCTAAAACAACCTCTTTTATATTCCTAACAACCTTACCATTTATAAAATCAATATAATCACTATATTCATTTATTTTTCTTAATGGTTCGTCTAGATATATATTTGTTATTTCATTATAATAAGGTATGTATTTAGATGGTGCTGTTGAACCTTCTACAATTATAATGCTATCTAAAGTGTCTTGTAAATTATATTTTTGATTTGATACATTGACAATGTTAATAATTAAATAATTAGTATCTGGCAAAGTTGTCGTTGTTAAATTATCACTATTATCATTATTTTTATAATTATTCAAAATATCACTTGTAGTAGGTATAGTAGGATATTCTCCCAGTCTTAATCTATTTGTTGCCATTTTTTTTATGGTATAAGTGGTATTTGGTTTTACTTTGCATATAATACATCTTTCATTTGAATTAGCATCAATAGCATGAGTGCTATTTTTTATTAGCCAATTGTTTATATTTGCATTATCTTTATCAAATAAATTATCACTTCTAACATTAACTGGTATTTTATATCCGTATGGGTCTTCTCCTAAATGAACATTTGAATATATTGTTTTATCGCCAATAGAACCACCAGTAGTTAAACGTGAAGCATATAGAAATGTTGTTAAATAAACTGTGGTATCGGGCACATTAAAGTTTAAATTTGCTTCAGTTGTTTGAGTAAAATCAACTACCACCTCATAAGTGTTATCATTTTTATATGCTCGAATCATTACACCAGCATAATTATCAGCAACCGCAGTATAACTAAAATAATATGTTTTATTAGGATTTATGTTGCTTGTGTCATAAGAAACATAACAGTTTTGATTATTCGCATTACAAGTTATAGTTAAATTATTACCGTCAACACTCTTTGTTGCATTGCTAGTAGATTGCGATAAATTAATATCAATTAAATTCTTCGTCTTATCTCCACAACTTATTATTTCTTGTGGATAATCAGGATTAGGACTTGGTTGACCGCCTGTATATGGTTCGTATTCAGAATTATCATCAAAATATAATAAAGGTTCTGTTATTGAAACCGATGAAGCACTTGTTGACGTACTACTATTATTGGTATAAATATTTATATATGCTTCTGTTATATCATCTGTATTTGATGGGATTTCATATTGTGATGTGATTCCTGAACTATTTAAAATTGTTTTATATGTTCTTGTACCACTTTTATCAATAACTAATTGTATTATTGTTCCACTTGCACTATCAAAATGTGTGGTATCCATGTTTTTGTAAGAAAATTTTAATGTTTTATTTTGATTTGTTTTAATTAATTGGGTAACATCATAGTTTACTTTTACGAATGTTCCTTGTTGTGTTTGGTTCAATATCAAAATATCATTTTCAAATGAAAATGTTGTTATAAAATTACTTTTTGTTGTATATTTAATAAAATCAATTAACTGATTGCCTCTTGTACTATTCTGATATGTATTACCATATATTTTATAATCTTTTAAATCCTTACCAACACCACCAAAGGTAATAGGCAAAGTTGTACTTGTTTTTTCTCTTAAAAAGCCTTTTTCAAATACAACATCGCCGTCTTTTAAAATTTTATCTATACTTTCATTATCTTTATAGATAAATCCTATTTGTTTGTTTGCTTTCATTATCATAGGCTTACACCTCTTTTATTAAGTAATATACTGTTGCGTCCTTTGTTTCTAGTGCATCATATTCGGCTTGTGTTAATATAACAATCTTGCTATTTTGCAAATATCTATTGTCACTATCAACTTTGTTATAAACGTCGCTTGAATTAGCCTTGCCAGTTATCTCGTCTTGTAAAGCAGTTGTTAGTAAAGTCTTTGATATACTACCACTTACCACATTACAAGTTATTTCGTTATTAGCACTTACCACAACTTGAATTGTCGCACTTGTTGTTCCTGTGTAGTCGTCTATAAGTCCACTTGCTGGGATTCTTATTTCTTGCCCACTTGCTAATACTAGAACTAAATCTTCACTTAAATTGTCGTAATAACCACTCTTAACAATTTCCTCAACTGGTAAATCAACTGTTATAGTTGTGTTATCGTGTTTTGTAAATGTCAACACACCTGTTGTTGAATTATATGATACATTTTTAATATCGTTTGTATTTTGATTATCAGTATAATCCTTTGCAGTTTGCAAATTACTTGCTAATGTAGGTGCAATGTCTGTTTCAACTTGTGTCTTAACATCGCTTGACATATCTAATATGTCTTCGGCTGTGTAATAATCCACACCTTTTTCAGGTACTACTTTTCCTAAATCTAATCTTGCCATATTTCTACTCCTCTCCTATCGTTAAATATAAATGCCCGTTTAAAAGGTTGTAATTCGTCAAATTTGAGCCACTTTCACTTGTACCTATCAAGTGTCCGTTCTCTATCTTAAAAACTGTTATACCGCTGTCTCCGTCGTAAATATCGACATTCTTTGTTTGTGCATTTCTATTAGTAATACTAACAGTCGTTTTGTTGCCTGTTTTACTTGCGTCAATATCAACATTCGCAACTTGGTTGAGTCCTTCTTGTAATTCTTGTTCGAACTGTTCCATCTCACTTGGTGTAATTGGTTCACTATTTTGTGCCTCTTTCAACGAACCTTGCCATGTATTAAAGTAAGCAGGGCTTGGGTTGTATCTTTTTATTTCTTCCTCATTCTCGACTAAATAAGCCACAACACCTATTTCAACTGTGCCTTGCTTTTCTAGTACCTCGCTTGGAAAAGAACACTCGTTATTGATAATTATTTGTTTGTAAGTTTGATTGTTTAATGTAAAGTATGCCTCTTTTACATAATCATTTGTAATATCTTCGTGAAATTCAAACACGCACTTGCTAATATCTATCTCACGTTCGTTTACAGCCTCGTCTTTGATTATTTCTATCTTGTGTGGGTTAACTATCAATTTCATTATTCTCCACCTCTCGTTCCTAGTATATCGTCAACAGTTGGGTTTTCTTCTTTAATTTCATCAATTGCCTTTTGGCTTTCTTCTAGTGTTTCGTCTGGTTTAAGCCATTGTCTAACTTCAACCTTACTAACTATGCCCTTACTTTCTGCTAGTGTCAATTGATTCCATTCAGTTTGTGTGTCTTCTAATAATGAATAACTCCAATCAAAACTTAATTCATAATCACCCATTGGCGATAGGTTATAAGCGTTTGCTAAAACATTACAAGCATAGAAGAAATCCTCTAAACCTTTCTCAACATTACTACGCATATCATCAACGATATTAAATGTGTCATACATAGCACGTTTTATTTCAGTTGCAGTCGCATTTTGTGTTTGCATATCACTTATAATACCACGGCTTGTTCCTATTTCGTCTTCTAGGCGTTTATAAAGTTCTTGTAATCTTTCAGTATAACTTCTAAATGCAGGGTCAAATACTTCAAAATTCTTTTCGCCCTCACTACCAAAGTCAAATGATTTATAAAGCCCATCTGTTGGAAGTGTTTTATCTGCTTTAAATAAAGTTGCGTCAACTCCTACAAATGGTCGTTTAAGTCTAAACTCCTCTAACAATTGTTTCATTGTTTCTTTTATTTCGTTTATAGTAGCCTCGCAACCGTATGTGATAGGTACACCGTACTTATCATTTGTCTTACGGTTATTTATTGGCGATTTAATATAACCAAACAAAGCCCTATCTACACCGTCAATTGTTTGTTTTAATAATATGTTTTGCCAAAAACTAGGTGTCGGAACTTCTGAACCAGTTTCGTCAGTAAACTTTTGTTCAATTACACATCTACCGTTTTCAAGCCTATAATTAGTCCATCTGATGTATGTTTTTGTTTTTCCTAAATCAGTTGTTATTTCTTTCTTTTCGGCTAATACAGTCGCACCTGTGATTAAATCACCCTCGGTGCTGTCAATTGTAAATCTGCTTTGTGATATTAAGTTATAAAATAGTTTATTACCTTTAACATAAGGTATTAAAACTAACCCACCATAGCCAAAGCCCATTGATACAATCTTCTTGGCTTTTTTCCACATTGACTGCCCTGTCTTGTTTAACAATTCAGTTCGTGGGTTTTCGCCCTCAATGTTCATATTACTATCACTAATAACATAATTTGCTAATTTGTTGCTGAATATAGCGTTGAAATTTATGTTATCAATACGCTCGTACTCGAACGCATATCTTTGGTTGTCTTCAACCTCTTTTTGTTTTGTTTCGGTCGGAACTTTAAATACTTTGTTTAAAATCCACATTACTATACCTTTTAACATTTTTCTACTGTCCTCTCTTTCTCCATATATTATTTAACGCATATCTTATACTATCTATGCAGTGGTTGTCTGCGTCCACATATCCACTGACATAGTTTCCATCTTTGTCTTCTTCGTACTCATATGTACTAAACTCTTGAGCAGATACTGGGCAACGTGCTGGGTCTATTACAATTTTAGCAAGTGAACAAAGCCACTTCATAGAATATTCTACACTGCCCGGCCCTTTTTCAGCACCACGCATACTAGAACCATACATACGGAAATCGCCTATTGATTTTGGCTCGGCACTATCGGCGATTATCATATCTTCTTCTGTTACGCCTTTGTTTGCTTTTAAATATTCCCACACGTCAGCATTACTCATTTTGTTTACTACAAACTCATCAAATATATACAAAGCCTTTTGGTTTGGATTATAGCAACATTTCGTCCACGCCAAAGGGTCTGGAAACCACCCAAAGTCTATACCTTGATATGTATAGTCAAAGTTGTTTATTTCTTCATCAGTTATTGGTCTTAATTCTAAGTTTTCAAATACATTTCCACCATCGCCGGTTTCTTCTCCTAGATATTCATTTCTGTATATCTTTTCGTTGGTGTTTTTCATGTACTCTGCTTCATCAAAAAATGGTTGCCCTAACCATTCAACAGGCACATCTAAATACGTACTGTTGTGTATTAAACGGTTTGGTTTTGGAATCCTAGCCTCAACATTTACAAAGTGTTTTGAAGACCTCGGCGTATTGTAAACTCTAAATATAACAAAGTCGTTCCCACCACGCATAACAGACTGGTCTATCTTACGAACCTCTGCCATGCCTTTCATTTGGTCAAACTCTTCATAAACAATTACACCTATATATTTACCTTTTGGAGGTTTAATTGATTTAATCTTACCGGGGTCATCAGCACCTCGAAAGTAAATAAGTTGACCTGTGCTTTTATTAACTATTTCAAGTGGGCTTTTTGTACCTTTCCAATTTTCATTTATAAATGAATAAGTTTCGCCAAGTTTATCAATGCCCCACAGTGTTTGAGCGTAAGCACTATCTTTCAAAGTGTTTGCAACTTGACGAATACATATTGCACACATATTCGGATTATTTTCTAGTATTTCCGTTAACATCTCACTCCAAAACGACGATTTAATACTACCACGTCCACCTTTAAACCAATATTCAAGGTGTCGGCGTTCTTGTATATCTCTATAAACATCTACAAAGGCTTTACCCATATCCTTTGCTGGAATATATACAATCGGTTTTTCTTGCTGTTCTGATTTTTCTTTCTTTTCCATTAAGTTTTGAATTATCTCGTAGTTCTTACCGTTGCCATCTTCTGCACCTTTTACAAGTCCAAGTGTTGCAAGTTCTCTATGTGTTAAACCTGTGTTTTCTTCGGTTGCGTCTAGTACCTTTTCAAGCACCGACAACATAGTGGCTTTTTTACGCCTAGCCTCGCCAGATGCTATGCCACCTTTTCTGCCATTCTTCTTGGCTTCTTCTCGGTTTTGTTCGCTCGTAAAAGGTATTAAATTATCTTCACGATTAGCCACTTTATCACCTACTTTTCTTTTAAATGTTTTTCAACAAAATTATAACACATTAATTAAAATGTGTCTAATTTAGGGCGAACAAGGTAATTAGTTTTGATAAGAAGTTTGCCTTTGTTACCTCGGTCGTTTATGTGTTCACGTTCGAAGTATTGGAGTAAATCACGGATTTGCTTGAGGTTTTCAATGTCGAGGTGTCCTTTGATATTTTGGTCTAACATCTCGGAAGTTATGAAGTAGAATATTTCAGGGTCGATACGTTCGATTAAATGTAAGTAGTCGTGTGAATTGCTTTCTCCTCGGTGTTGTCCTTGCATAAGGATAGCACCGTTTTCGATTGTACGCTTGCCACCATTTCGTGATGGAATTAATAAATGATGGTAAGATAAGTTTTTATCTTTATCGATTTTATAACCCATGAAATCCAAACCTATTTTTTTAATTTTGTAAAGTTTAACCATTTCTTTAGTTATTGCGTCCATTTTCTAATCCTCCTAAAATTAATAATTCTTCATATTCAAGTTCATCGTTTATGTATCGCCAAATGAGGTTTCGTTTGTATTCCTCGAAGTTTAAGGAATAAATTTTTGTTTTGAACTGTCGCATAAGTTGAAGCGCTTTTCTGCGGTCAAACACAGAAAAAGACGTCAAAAAACCGTTATATTGGTTCTTCAACGCCTCAATATTGCATACTACATCATTAAAAGTCCAATCGCTTTCAATCATAATTTCAACCACCTTTATCTCTAAATAGATTATATCATAAAAGCGTGAAAATTACAATAACAAAAAAGCGACCTAGTTAGAAGTGTGGTGTGTCGCTTTTCTATAAAAGAATAAAAAGGGGTCGGTTCATAATGAAAAAAACTTTTCAATAGATGACCAATTACATTATATCATAGTTTTAGGATTTTTGCAACTTGCGTTTAAGTTCGTTATTTTCTTTGATAAGTTCTTTGTTTTCCTTATGGAGTTTTAAAGTTTCGTTTATAAGATTTTCGTTGGCTTGTTTTAAATCATCATATCGTTTTTTAAGAGTTTCGTAGGACATACTTATTCTCCTTTGCTTTTAATCAACTTTCCAAGTAATTTTTGGCGTTATATCTACATAAGGTTTTGTATCATAAACATAAACATATTGAATTATAGGGTGTTTTTTTATTTCTTCATACTTACCCTTTACTTCTAATAATTCTTTATATTCTTCTAATGTTATTTCTATTTTTTGTTGTTTCATATTTATTCACCTTCCTTTTTTAAAAGTTCGCTTTCATCAATAATATATTCTCTTATAAATCTATTCGCATATTGAGGGTGTATCATACTTCGAGTTGTTTTAATTGATTTATCTTCTATTTTTTTAGTTCCTTTACATACATTGTTTTTTTTAACTAATTCTAACGGTTCAAATATAAAATTGTTTTGTGGGTTGCAATTTATAAACCAATATTGAGTTGGTTTACTATAATAATCTCCGTTTTCATGTCTATTATTATCTAAAATAGAATAAGGTATTGCCCAATATTTTACTAAATAATGGGTTGTAGAATAAGGGTTTTCTATAACTAATGGTAATTGTTTTTTGCAACAAATTATGGTTAATTTTGTTATCAATTCATACATATATGATAAATCTTTATGAAGTATTAAATCATTTTCTAATTTTTCTAAAACAGTTTTGTTTTTTAATTGGAATGCTGTGCCTCTAAAATGCATTTGTATTTGGTCTTCGAATCTAACACATGGAAAAAATGCTATTAAATAGTCTTCGTTTTTATTAAAGTTATCAAAAATACTTTTTTTGTCTTCATAACCTCGTAGAATTTCATCAAATAAATCAACAACAAAATCAGTTTGTTCAAATTCATTTTGAATATCATAGTCATACGCCTTAAAACCTAATTTTTTAAACTCATTTTTAAATGTTCCACTTTGTTCAAAAAAACAATGAAATTTACGCATTTTTACCTCCTAATAATTCAATAATTTTCTTCCCCATATCTTTTTTAGGGCATATAATAAACCTAACCCCATATCGTTCACGCATAGTACACATTATTTTAAGTAAGGTAGAACCTTTGACTTTGGTGTGTGGCGAACTCCAATTTTTAATATCTTCGACCGTTTTGATTTTGTTGTCTTGGATTAAAAATATAAAATTCTTACAGCCTAGATTTTTTGCTCGTTCTATTTCACGTTTAATACGGGCGTGTTCGAGGGAATTACACAAGTTGTGTGATAGTTCAAGTAGCCCGTCTTTTTTGTCAATAATGGTTGTATAATCTTTAAATAGCATGTAATCCCCTGCGTCTAGTTTTGAAATTATGTAATCTTGCCCTACTTTATCAAAATATTCTAATATTTTTTTGTTGCCTTTCTCACGAGTGTCAACGATGATTAGATTATTCATCGTCTTCCTCTATGTATTCGCCGTTTTCATCAAAGTGTTTATGTTCAAATTCTTCCCAAGATTTACTAAATTCTTTCCCTAAAAATGCTTCTTTTAATCCACTTATTTGTTTTAGTCTTAATACTTCATCGCTGTCCATTCCCAAATTTGTTGCTATTTCTTCATCTGTTTTTCCTAGTCTTACTAAATCTAAAACTAATTTACTCATATCTATTATTTGGTGTGTTCCTTTCGCTCTATTAAATCTAATTGTTGCATTCATATATTCGTCAATACTTTCATTTAATATAACTACTGGTACATATTCCATTCCAAATTCTTTTGCAACTAAATGTCTGTGGAAACCGTCAACAATCATATAACTTGTATCGGATTCTTTCATAACTACAAGTGGAAAACAAAAACCACTTTTTCTAATTGATATTTTTAATAATTCCATTTCTGGTTTTGCTACTTTGTTTGGGTTCCATGGGTTTGGTTTTAAATACTCCAATTTTACCAATTGTGGCATTCTTATTTCAATATTATCCCCTGTTATTATTTCTCTATCTTCAATATTATTTTTCATTTTTCTCATTCTCCATTTCTTCTTTTACTTTATTATATAATCTTTTTAAAGGTTTGCTATCTGTTGAATTTTCATCATATAAATTATTGCAACCATAAATCATTTCTTTTAAGTATTGAACATCGCTTTTTGTTTCTCCAAAACTTAATCTTGTTAAAAAGAAATCGTTTCTTTCTAATGCTCTTGCTACTCTTCTCCAACTAGGCACTATTTTTAAACTTTCCATTTTTTTGTCTGCTTCATCTTCTATCATATCCAACGTGCAACCACATTTTTCTTCCCAATATGTAAAGAATTTTTTTATTTTTATCGCATAGTGTTTTTCAAGTTTTTTATTATATATACCTATACTTTCTAATAAATACAAAGCCCATTCTTGCCATGTTAAATGGTCTGGCTTTTCACTTTTGATATTTCCTAACGCAGAAGTTCTACAATAAATATTTCCAAAGTTAACTCCTGCAACTCTTTTTAAAAGTTTATCCCAGTTTTCAGCCTCTATCGCTCTATATTGGTCTAATCCGTTTTTTTGGTCGTCTCCAAATGGTTGGCATAATCTTTGTTGATGAATTGATAAGCCATTTTTATACATTAATTCATATACATAATTGTATTCTAAATCATATTTAAAAGTTGCTATCCAGTCATCTTCGGTTCTCCAATCGTATATTGGATAAATGCTATAACTTTTTTCAAGTGGTTTGTTTCTAGTAGTCCATGGTTTATCTTTAAATCTCTCTTTTTTTAAAGACACTATTGTTCTAAAACGATTTAAACTTTCATCACATCTAATTCCTACAAAATGTCCACATAATGTATGATTGTATTTTTCTTCATACCATTTTTCAAACTCTGGTACAAACTCCTCAAATTCCATTGCATATCTGAAAAATGGGAATATATTGTTATCTTCATTTATTGCAAACTCCGGCATTTCTCTAACCCATTTTTCTTTTTTTGATTTTTCCCAACAAATCCATCTTGGTTCAAAAACTGACACGGCATTTCTTAACGATAAAGGTAAAGCCACCCAATAAAAGTCTCTAATACATTCTAGTTTATTTTTTAATGTTTTAATATGTTCTATTGTCATCAAATACTGTGCTTCCATATCAATAAACAATACATCAAATTTTCTGTTTTTCTTTTTTGCTACCATATTTACAAGTTGTATCATAACCGTGCTATCTTTACCACCACTATAAGATACACACAAATTTTCAAAGTTGTCAAATGCAAATTCTATTCTTTCTAAACTTGCGTCAAATACATTTTTATCATTGTAAACTTTCATATTTACCTCTCCATTCTTCAATCACTTCTTTTGCTATGTTGTTAGCCTTTGTTTGTTGTTCTTTTGTCATAGACATCCACGCTTGGCAAACTTCTTGTGCTGTTGCACCAATTAATAAATTACAAGTTGCCTGTCCTAACCAACTAACAGGATTAAACATTTTATTTGTGAAATTAACTTTTGTTGATATTTCATAAGTTTTGGTTGTATCAATCATATTTTGTTTTAGATTTTTCGATGTTAATATTTCGTAACATTGTTTAATCATTTCTATATCATTTCCATTCTGATACATTCCGTTTTTAAAATCTTCCCATTCTCTGTAATTTTCCCAAACTGGTTTTATTTTCATTTATTCCCCTCCAATAAATTAAACATTTCTACCGCTTCATCTGGCATACTTCCGTTTTTATCAAGTGTTTTTAAATAGTAATTTGTTGTTTTGTCTATGAGGTTTTGTAGGCAATTTTTATCTTCTTGCAATGTATAAATAATCATTTCAATATCTCTAGGAGTTAAATTCCAATTTGCACTTTTTAATGTATCAAAGCCTATTGTATCTCCCTCAATTCTAAAACCTCTCATTTCTTGTTTGCCATTCATTATTTCTTCTAATTCATTCATTATTACCACTCTCCTTTAATTCTTTTAGTTTATCTAATTGTTGCATATCAAAAAAATATCTTACTTCAAATTCTTGCAATGATTTTTCATTATCTTTTAAATACCATTTATCAAATCTATATTCAGCAACACTAGGTATGCATTCAAAATTATATTTATCATAATACTTTACAAGAACCCAATCATATTTTTCTTTATTTTTAAAATATTCATCTATAGGTTTCCATTGTATTTCATTTATAATATTATTTAATCGTTCTATTTCTTTATCTTTTTCATCAACATACATTTGTGTATATAATATTTCAGTCTTACCTTCTCTTATAAATGTTAATGCTGGTACTTTATGTTCAAATAAATACTTTCTAATATCATTAAAACATTCAATGGTTTTTCCTGCTCTTTTCACTTTTCATCAACTCCATTTAATATAAATTTAAACCCTTCCAATCTTTTTAATATCCACATATCACCGTTTCCAAAATCATCAGGTTGTTTTTTTATTATTTCTTCTACAATATCAATTGATTTTATTGCTTTCTCACATCTTGATTTGTAATCATAATAATCTTTATATACCATTTCACTATCCAAACCTATTATTTTATTATTGTTTAATTTCTTCTTTTTTTCTTCTAAATATTTATGTGCATAAGGCCTTTTGCTAAATGTGTCAAATATCATACTATATTCTTTATTTTCTTCTTGTAGGTTTGTTATGTAATCTAATAATAATTGTGAATGGTATCCATCTAATCTTAAATCATTAACTTGATGATATTCATATTCTTTTTCACCATTACTATTTTCTATTTTTAAATAGGTATTATCACATCTTTTTAATAAATGTAATATTTCTTTTATTTCGTCTGTCATTTATTTCATCTCCTTTTTATATGGATAAAATTCTTTACACTCTTTTTTATCTTTTATAGGTTTATTATTGTTAAAATTAGCATAACTTTGCCAATAACCATCATTTGCAGTAAATCTATAACATAAGTTTTTTATTTTGCATTTTTTATTTGCACATTTTGTTATATCAGCCATTTTCATTCTCCTTTTTTAATTCTTGGATTTTCAATTGAACTTCCATAATAGTCCACTCATCTATTTGAGCATTATTTATTCGTATATCTTTTAACCATTCTTCCAACTCATCTAATACAGTCTTCTTTGGTTTAAACCATGCGTTTTCTATTGCTTCAAAATTAACGTTCATTTGAATCACATCTTTCTGTTTCTTTGCATTCTTTTTTTAATCTATTAATAAAACTTTTGTATCTTCCCCAAGTATATTTTTTAGTGCATAAATTATATTGCTTTTTTAATTCTGATACTCGTTTATTTCCTAAAATAATCTTTGCGTATTCTTCCCAACTCATTTAATCCACCTTTTCTACTAAATCGGCTTTTATTAAGTCATATAATGTATTTAATGCTGTATTTTGATTATTCCACGGAAGAATTATTACTCTATTATCTTTATAAAATAATAAACCACTGTCAAACCCCCAAATTAAATCATATTCATCTTTTGTTTGTTCTAAATCAAATCCAAACTTTTCTAATTCTTTTAAATCAATATTATCTTTTATTTTTAACATATTTCTACCTCTATATCCACATTCCAATTATATTATTTGTATTTTCAATTTCTTTTTTAATATCTTCTGTATACCCATAGAAATATATTTCTCTTATAATTTCTTTTAGCTTAATTAAATCTAAATATTCTTGATAATCTATTATCATTTGTTTTTTCATAATCTAATTCACCTCATATTTCATTCTTTCAAACTGTTCTTTTGTTACTACATTTTCTATCATATCTTCTGTATATTCTTTTAACCAAGTTGTATAAACTTCACATTGTTTTCCTATATCTCCACCATAGTAAACATAACTTGTATAAAGTTCCCCATATTTGTTTTTTTCTACTCTTAAACCATTTATAAAGTCATTTTCTTCTATTAAATCTATTATGTTTGGGCTTGATTTGATTTCATCTTCAATAAATAAAATTTTTCTTGTATGTTCCATATAATCTTCTACGCTAGTAGTATATATTTCTTTCCATTTAAAAATTTTTCCATCTTTAGTTCTTACATAATCTCCTACTTTCATATTATCTTCCTTTCTAATCTTTAAATATCAACTTATCCACCCAATAGAAAATGCAACCACCTATTAAATTTGCTATTATTGTATTCCATACTGTACCTAGTTTTAAATAACAAAGGCATATTGCTAATATTGGGCTTGAAAGTTGCCAACGCAGTAAATATAACAAGTATTTTTTCATTTTTTAATTTCACCTTTTGTAATCATTTTAAAATTTTCTTCAACCTCAGGTATTGGAAATCTCCTACACACCTCATTTGAAAGTAAATTATATTTTTGAATTTTTAAATTTATTTCTCGTTCTAATCTTGATAATTCAGTTATTATATCCACTAACGGTTTTGTTTCTAAATCTTCCAAATTATTTCCTCTTTTCTTGCTTTTCTTTAAGTTTTTTAATTATTTTGTCTTTTATTTTTATTTCATGTTTTAGTTTTGATATTTCACGTCTTAATTCTAATTGTGTCATAACCTCATGTGCATCTTCTTTAATCATATCACACCTCGTATTGTACTTTTATTTTGTTTGGCTTAATACTTACAACGCATTTTATAAACTGTTCCTTATATTTGTTTATAAAATTAAAATATTCTTGGTTTGTTTTAAAATATCTTGTTTTCATATTTACCCCTCTTTTTCTACTTTTTCTATTGCTTTTTTCATATTTTTTAAAAATAACCATTTTTTATACACCTCATCTTGTTGTTTTCTTAAAGCCACTGCATCATCATAATTTAATCCCCAACTTGCTCTTCTCATTGTTTTTGATTTAATACAAGTGTCATTAATCATCTGATTCAAATTTTTCATTTTACCATACCCTTTCTATTTTACATTTTAAAGCCGTTTTAAGCGACTTTTTATCAAGTTAGTATAATTGGTCTAATTTTATATTTTTGTTCAAATATACCCCGTTAAAATTAATTTTAAAGGTATATTTATATACTTTCGCCACGAATAAATATTTTTTTACTGAATTTTAGTTTTCTTTTGAATTTTTGCTTGTCAAATTCACAATCGAAATATTTTGTAAATGTTTTTCCAGTTGTAATATCATATAATTTCAAATAAATCATAGCCACACCTCTTACCTTTCTGAAAAGATTATATTAAATATTCATTAAAAAGTCAATAAAATTTCAATATTGTTTACTAATTTTTATTTTCTTTCAGTAAAGACTTGTTTTTCTTTGTCATAAACTGCCTCAATAGTTCCAGTATAACCGTCTCTGTTTTTAGCAACATCAAAAATCATATCTTGCATTAAATCTTCTTTTTTAGCCTCACGTGATTTATAAAGCAGCATAACCTTACTAGCACTATTTTCTAATTCTCCTGAATCCTTTAACATTGATAAAGTTATTTCATCACTTGAATAAGCACCACGGTTCAATTGACTAGCACTAATAATTGTGCAATCATATTCCAAACAAATCTGTCTTAATTGTTTTGCAACCTCTGTCGCTTGTTCATATAAACTTTTCATGCCATCTATTTTAACAAGTCCCAAGTGGTCTATAAAAATTATCGTATGCCTATTTTTATCTTTCATTTTTGCAATTGTTGATTTAATCATAGTCATATCACTTGCTTTATGTTCAATAATCAATTTTGCTTGTTCGATTTTATCAAGTGTTTTTTCAATCAATTCCTTTTGGTATTCTGTTTGTGGGTGTTCCACGTCATTTACTTTAATATTTGCATTGACTGACACAATTCTTTTGTAAATCGTACTTTTACTCATTTCCATATTGAAGTAAATACATTGATACCCTGTCATTAAATCTGCCATCAAATTAATCATAAGTCCAGATTTACCAGCACCAGTTGTCGCACCTATAATTAAAAAATCGCCTTGCACTAATTTTAAAGTGTTGTTTAATTTTTCAAAGTGGTTTAAATTAATTCTTGCTTTTTCCTCGTTGATACTATTTAAAATTTCTTCTTTTTTTAATTCAACAACGTTTTCCATAAGTTGTATATTGTCAATGTTTTTCATACTTTCCATGAAATAATCATAAGTTATCATGCCTTGCTTTAATCTTTCATTCAAAGTTTTTATAACATCTTCTTTGTAATATTTTAAAATACTTTCTTGTGACACATCTAACTGTTCTTTCCAAGAATTAGGATACCACATTTCATTTGATATAATATCTGTAAAATATTCCACGTCAAAGTTTGAATGCAACTTTACTATTTCCGTTGGCGTAACAACTTTGTTTGTTTTATAGCATTCTATTGCATATTCTAAAAGTTTTTGATTGTCTTTGTTGTGTAAAGCCTTTGGTTTTATTTGCAACAAATCAATAACATCATTTTTGTTTAACACCAATGCCAAAAATTCACGTTCAATTCTTTCTCTGTTTTCATCACACACTTTTAGCATTATAAAACCCTCCTGCCGTTCTTGTAATGGAATCCAGCCTCGTCAACATATTCATCGCTTATTTTTATGCCAAATTCTTTGACTTTGTTTATGGTAGGAAAAAAAGTTTCGTTTTTAATTGTTTCAACAACACATTTATAAAAAACATTTTTGTCATAATTTTTAAATTCTTCATACCAAATTTTTATAATCTTGTCATCTAATTTTTTTTCATAATTTAATTCCAACAAATTAATTATTTCCAAAAAGTCTTTTTGCCCTATCATCTAAACTTTCCTCCTTTTTTAATTTTTTCATATCAATATCTTTTTCAAACCACTCTTTTGCTTTTCGTTCCCAATCATCAACATTCTCCCATTCTATTTTTTCATAAAATTTAAAAAACTTTTCAGAACTCTGTTTTAAATCACTATTTTTATAATTTTGGAAGTTAGAAAGCAAAAAGTCAAAAACAGTGGTTGAGGAAGTCGGAAGTGGGGTTGCGTCAGCAATATTCTTCTTCTTCTTTTTATTCTTATTCTTATTCTTATTCTTATTCTTATTTTCTTCTTCTTCTTCTTCTTCTTTTATCCCTAGACTATAAATACCATTTACATACTGTATCGATAGAGTATCTTTTTTGTACATTTTAATAAGTCTTTCGTAAACTATTTTTTTTAAATTATCATCTTTAATATCTAAAAATTCTTTTTCAATACAAGTCCTAACTTTTGGACTTTTACTCCAATTATATTTATACCAATTTTTTATAAAAATTTCTTTTGTTTCATAAGAATAAATTATTAAATTCAATTTTTTTTCAAATTTTTCTAGTAATTTTTTTATTGTGTCATCGTCCAAGTCGGTTTCATTTTTTATTTGTCTTTTGCTTATTTCAAAACATCCGATTTGATTTGTATGTGGATTGGTTAATAAATATAGCAAAAAATATCTTTCTTTAATGTCCATTTCATCTAAAACTTTTGCATCATCCCAAAAATTTACATGAATATTACGATATATAGCCACCTTTCTATTCTCCTTTCTTTATTGGTCTTAAAATTATTTTATCAACATATATTTCCATCGAAAATTCTTTACCATATCTATCAATAAAAGTCTTTGGAATTATAACCCTATTTCTTTGTGGGTCTGCTGTTTTTTGATAAATCAAAAGAGGTTTTTCTTGTGTTTCGTTTACCATTCTTATATCACCTACCTTGTTAAAACAATTATAACACTTTTGTAATACATTTGTCAAACATAAAATAATAAAAAAGCAACTTTTTTTAGTTGCTTAATCTAACATATTCTCGCTAATTTCCACAACATCATTATATTGCGAAAATGGGTCAGTATTACTGTTATTGCTTGGTTTGTAGTTTTCATATTCAACAGTCGAACCATCAAGCAATTTAACCTTTGGTATTTTAATGTCTTTTAATTTGTCTAAACTTCTAAATTGAATTAATTTTGTAGTTGTTCCGATTGTTCCGTCTTGCTTTTCGTATTCTTCTAATCCAAATACTCCAGCAAGTTTTAACCCCTCAAGTTGTTTCCATTCTCCCTTTGTATTAAATTTAAAGTTAGGATTTGATTTTTCAAGTGCTGTGATAAATCCTTTTAAGTATGCTAATTGGTCGTCTTTTAAAGATAAATACTTACAAGCGCCATTGCTCCATTTTTTATCAGCGTTTGTGTTATTATCAAATTGTTTTTGAAAGAATCCTTTTTGTTCGTCATTTCCAGCAATGTCAACTGATATTTTCAAAGATGTGTTGCCAGTAAACTCGCTTTTGTGTTCTCTTGCATCAAGTATTTTTATTTCGTGTCCTCCAAGTTTTAAAGCCTCGTATTCGCCAAATTCTTTAGCCTCTGTTGTGTCCCATAAATCTAAATTAAAATTCATAATTATTTCTCCTCTTCCTTTTCTTCAACTTTATCTAATTCGTAGTATTCTCTAACTACTTTGTCAAACTCTTTTAAGTCATTTCCCATTGTGTCGTTTTCAAACATTCCAAAAGGTGTTTTAACACAGTCTTGACCGTTTGTTTTAAGTCTAAAAATGTAATTGCCATTGTCAAACATACTTCTGATACATACTGTAAACATACCTTGAATATTTACTTTGTCATCAAGTAATTTTCCTATTGTTTTTGGTTTAATGTTTCCGTTTTCGTCTGTGTCCTCGTGCATGATTAAGTAAACTGTTTTGCCTCCGTCAATGTTCTTAATCCCATTGATAAGATTAAAAAAGTTGTTCCCCATTTCGTTGTATTTATCAAAGCCTTTAACACTTGACTTATTCATAAACTCGTTTGTAATTAAATAATTTGCGTCATCTATAACTATTGTTTTCTTCTTTGTCATTTTTATTTGTTCTAATATTGTTTCATATTTATCAATTTTAGGTGCTTTTATATCACTTTTAAATGGCAATGGTTTGCCTAAAACATTGATAACTGCTATTTCATCTTTTGTAAAGTTTCTCATTGATGTACTTTTTCCACTTCCAGATTGTCCTAGTAATAATACTGGTACACTATTCATATTTTTTACCCTCCTATTTTCTAATATTTTTTCAACTTCTTTTTTTAAATAAGGTATTTCTATAATTTCATAGTTTTCAATATTTTCACTAAAATATACAATAAACATTTCTTCAATTTTTAAGTTGGTGTATTTTTCAACTAAATATCTATAAATTGAAAGTTGTATGTGATAATGATTCAATGTAAAATCTTTCAAATGTTGTAAAGGTACTTTCATATCTTTTGCGTATTTCTCGGTTTTGTGTATATCACTATTTGTTTTGTAGTCTACTAATACAAGCCCACCAGTTAATTTATTAATGAATAAATGGTCTATTGCCGAACATATATCATATTCAGGACTACCTACAACAAACTCATCAGCAAGATGTTCTAGTCTATCACAATAGTCTTCTTTAAAATTCAATGCTTGAATGCATATTTTTTCAACTGCTTTAATGTATTGTTCACTATTATCAAAAGATTTGAACTGCCATTCTTCACGACTCCATAAACTTTGTGCGTATTCATGACAAGTAGAACCCTTTTCACAAGCAAACTTGTTTTTATAATCCCACTCATCAAGAACTTCTTGAACTGTTTTATTTTGTTTAATTGCCACCTTTTCAGCAACTGCTTGTGCGTCAAATTCATTGCAATATTGTTCTATAAATCTTGTTACCGATATACCAACTCGTTTGCCTTTGTATTCGTAATAATGCCCATTCTCGAAAAACTTGAAATCTCCAAAAGCCTTATTCAACTCTTTTAGATATTCTTCCTTTGTCATTTTACTTATTCCTTTCAGATAAAACCATTCTTACATAAGCCGACAAAGATAAGCCTTTTTTGTTTGCTTCATCGATGATTTTATCTTTAAATTCTTGCGTAACAGGAATTTGTAAAAATACTTCTTTTTTAGCCATATTTCCTAACCTCCTAACCATATAAATTATATCATATTTTATATAAAAATACAATATATTTTAATTAAGTTTTAATTATTTTGTTCTAACACCAGTTACACTAATTATGCCACCTTCTGGAGCATTGTCTAACTCGTTTTCAACTATATATTTTTGTATTACAATTGTGTCTTTCATATTAACTTCGCCATCGTGGTTAACATCATATTGGTTATAAGTTGGTTGTTTTAAATAAATAATGCTAAATACTACAAAGGCGATTGTTATTGCTATTGCACACGCACCACATATTATTAAAACAATATCTTCAATTTTAGTTTTCATAATCCACCTCCTTAATAAATTCTTCTTCTATTAAATCTCTATCCCTGTCATATTCTCTTTTCATTAAAACTAATTTTTCGTTATAATCTAAACTTTTTGTGTCAATCATTCTTTTAATGTATTCTTCTGCTTTTTCTAATGTCATATAAGGTTCATATTTTATAAAATTGTTTGTTTTTTTATCTATTGTCTCTACATCATAACTTGTCCAATATACCATATTATCTTCCTTTCTATATAAAATCTTTATCTGTTATATCTAATTGTTCTTCTATCGATATTCTTTTGTAATTATCTTCTACATCTTGTTTAAATATTTCAAAATCTGTTTTTACTTCGTTTAGTTCGTCATTTAATTGTTCTACTTTTTCTAACAATTGTCCCACAGATACAATATCATGTCCTTCAAATATTTCTTGTATCCATTTGTTTTGGTATCTTAAATCTACATATACGTTTATATCTTCCATATTATCCCTCCATATAATTTTCAATCAATTCATTGTAATATTTTGTAACTGTCGGTATCCAATGCACGTTTACACCAGTTGGGTCATTGCTTGCACCTACTGGACAATATACGTTTCCAATTTTTTCAATAGTAGTTAATCCTTTATCAAAATAACTATTTTTTAAAAGACTTACAAACTCGTTTATTCCTTCTTCTAAACTTCCAAAAGTTGCTAATTGACCGCTTCTAAAAATTCCACCTAAATTGTTTTGATTTTTAAAAGCACTTGAAGTGTATTTACCAGTTTCATGTTTAGAAATTGCAACTGCCATAAAACTTTGTTCGTCTGTCAATCCGTATTCCTTTCCTACTAAATAAATCATACAACTGTATTTATCCATCTTACAAGTTTTATCTTCGATTTTAACATACTTTGTAACTTCTTTTTCTTTGATTGTTTCAAAACCTACATACTTTTCAACAATGCGTGGGTTTACTATTAAAATTATTATTGTAATTATAGCCCCATAGAATAACCCCATTTTAGCCCACTTAGGACACTTTTTAATTAATTCGATTAATTTATCAAATAACATTTCAATCATTGTGTAAAGCCCATATAAAGCCCCAATAGCAAGTGTTATAATTAATTTTATAATTTTAATTGTCAAATTTATTATAAAATCGCAAATTTTGTCTGTATAATACCCTTCTGGTTTGTGTACTTTTTCAACCTTTTTAACCCTCTTTTTAATCTTTTTCTTTTCCATATTATTTTAACCTTAATTCCTTTCTTGTATTTTCTATTAATTCTTCTAAAAGTTCAACCTGTTCCCTAAAAAATAATTTATCTGTTCTTGTTTTTGCTTCTTGCATGTATTTAACTAATTGCTTTTGATCATATATTAACTCATTTAATTTTTTCATTTAAAATTCCTCCTCATAATATTCTTTTAAATCTTTATCAATATTTTCTTTTAACCATTTAATTATTTTTTTCATACTATCACCACCTTATTTAATAATAAGTTTTAAACCTTGATGTCCTACTATAACAAACCAAGCAAGTGTCATTATATCTGATTTAATTACCATTGCTAACAATGTAATTATTAATATATTTCTTAACTTTTTCATATCTCTTACCTCCTAACTGTATACATTATAGCATAGGTTATAATAAATTGTCAATAACTTTTCAATATTTTTTTAATATTTTTTCATTAAATTAAAAAAGACTAGGAAAATCCTAGCCTAAACTATTTCAATTTGAAACTTTTTAGCACTTACGCCCATTGCACCAGCGTAGCCATCTTGACCGTTAGTAGTTTCATTATCATATTGCCAAGAATAATCATTAACTTTATATTTTGCACGTTTAAATGGTCTAATATTATTTGGCGTATAGTAATAAACTTCTATTGCGTCAATAACTTGGTCGTTACCGGCGAATCCATTTATATAATCATTTATATTATAACCACTAACGTATGGCAACCAATCGCCACCTTTAATATGAATACGGTATTTTACAGTTCCTTTGTCAACCTTAATAGCCACGCCTGTGATACGGTCATTATTATAACCGGCGTAGTCATCTAAATTTTTAACTTCTGGCAACCAACCATAGTTTACAGTTTTAACTCTATAATAAACATTAACTTTGTCATCTTTCACAGTTTCGTTATTAATCTTATTTGCTTCATCACATATATAATCTAATTTGCTTAATAAATAAGCCCCCGGACATTCTGTATTTGCAAACATACTATGCCATGTTAGATTTTTACCTTTTACAAGTTTACCAAGATTATTTCTTTTAGCAATATCAGCAACCAATTTAATAAGACTTTTCATTGTAGTATCATTTACATACCAAGAATTGTCATTGTCTGATGTTTCTATTGTTACTGATTTACAATTACTATCCCAATTTGAATTACACCATGATGTATTGCATTCATCAACATATAATCCAATACGTCCGTCATATCCCACACCATAGTTAGAAGAAGCCTCACGTCCTACTTGTTGAAATATTTGCCCACATTGTTCTGCACTTAAACGCCCAGCCATGTGGTGTATAGTTATTGCTTCTATTTTTCTTCCGTCTCGTCCTTTTGTATAATTGCCGGGATAAGCAGGGACTACAACATTTACTAATTTTGAATTACTCATTTTCATCACCTTTTCCGTTTGAAAATTCTTGCTCCATTTCTTTTGTTAGTTCCATGTTATTCGTCTCCTTTTTTTGTATCGTCTTTCTTTGTAAAATAAAAAGTGAATACAGCAGTTATTAAGTTTGTGATAAGTATTAGCAAGTTATCGGTCAAAACCCTGCCAATCAAATTTGCAATTACGATTACAAACAATAACATAATCATTGCAACTGTTACAAAAGATTTTAAATCTTCCCATGCTTTTTTCATCATATCATCTCCTTAATAATATTATACTATTAAAAAGAAAAAACGCAAAATTGCGTTTTAACTAACTCTTTTCCAAAAAGCCATAACTTCATAAGGTTGCAAATTCCCACTGTTCCCTGTTCCAGCATCTTGTATATTTTTTTCGTTATATAATGTATTACTATTACTATTGTTACTTCTTACAACAACTCTATCTGCATATACTCCATTACTAGATAAACCATAATTTTGGTCTAAATTATTCAATGTATCCATTCTGTTATTATGCGTATGTTCTTGTAATTCCTTACTACCACCAGTTTCACCAATAGTATCAAAATCTTCATCATTTTCATCTATACCTACTGGAACTCTACCAATTGAAGTTCTTTCCCATGTAAAACCCAAATAATTGCTATGATCTTGGTTATCAAAAAATACTTCAACTTTTCCAATTGGGCATATTAAATTTGCTATGCTATTAATAGCACTTTCAATATTATCTTGCATTTGATTAAGTGTACTAGCATTCAAAGGTGTGCTAGTATCTGGTAAGTTTTTAAAATTTATCTTTTGCATTATTTATCAATCCTTTCTTTTAATAATTTTATTTCTTCTTCTTGCCTTTCTTTTAATAATTTTATTTCTTCTTCTTGTTCTTTAACAACTTGCCATAGAACAGAAATCATTGAATATATGTCAACACCGTCATTATCTTTTGAAGTTATTTCTTTTGAATAATTAAATTTATCTCCAATTACAAAACCTATATGTTTTTTATCAGTATCTTCATCACTTTTTAAGTTATACTTATAAATATCCGTATTTTTTAATATTTCTTTTGCATTTTCCAATTTTTCAAAGTTCTTTTTGTGTTTTTCTAAAGAAGTTTGTGTTACTGTTGGAGTTGTAATTCCAGATGCTTGAATATTTGTTGTATTTGTTCCATCTGTAAGAACTACATATAGTGATGTTATATGTACATTTTCATTAGAATCATTAGCATTTGTTAAACCTATTTGTGGTATAGGTGTCTGATTTAAAATTGTTAATGTTGCCAAGTTATTTTTAAACATTCTTATAACATTTGGATAGTATATAGAATACATATCGCTATAATTAGGGTTGCTATTATTAATTCTAAATTTTGGTGTATTATTGTCTCCACTTAATGTAATATTTCCACCAGTAATTGTTGCATTATTCATTGTTGCATTACCTTCTGAATCAACGCTATAATTATCACTGTTTATACTCAAATTTTTAGTAGTTAAATTTATTTCATTTCCAGCCAATATATTTAACACATCATTTGCTTCAATATTAACTTTATCAGCATTTAAAGTCGCTCCACTTTCGTCTTTATTAATAGCCAATATCAAACTTGCACTTGTAACATTTCCATCTTCGTCAGCAACTTGACTGACTTTTGCTTCTAATGTATCACCTAGTAAATTCAATTCACTTGTAACCTCAACTTGATTAGCAAAGGTGCTAGTATATTCATTTTCTAATAAATAAGTACATTTAAACTTCGCAGTGTCATAATCTCCAAAAGGATACATAGTTATATAACTTTCTTTGTTTACCCTAATTTCTATATCTTTTCCTTCTTCAATTATTGTTTCTTGTAAAGCATATTTATTGCCAAATTCATCAATTCCGACATTTCTTTCTACCCATTGTTTACCGTCTTCGTAAACATAAGTGTCATGTATTTGCTCGTTTATATAATTCAAATTATAAAAATCCAAAACATAATATTCTGATTTTTCTGGGTCTATAACTCCATTTTTGGTACTATAAACCCAAATTCCACAAACTGTAAGCCAAGTAAAATCGCTTGGGTATAAATTATCACTTGGAAATGTTGCTGTTAAATTACCTGTTATTTCAAGTCTATGTAAAATGCCCTCGTACGCATTTTCTAATTGTATTGTGTGTATTCCACTTATCGTATTTGAAACATCTACAATTTTACTAGAGAGTGCTTGAATTTCAGCCTCGTTCTTTTTAGCAATAATGTAGGCTTGGTTTCGTTGCCTATCATCTTTACTAGCATACTTATATTCGGTTTCGCTTTCTTCTGGCATATCAGTATGTATAATTTCTTCAAGCCCTTGTGTAATATCAACCTCATCATTAAACATTATACATGAATAAGTATTCTCCCCAACTTGTACATTGTATCTATCGCATAAGTTATAATAACAAATACCTGTGCTTGAAAAATCGTTTGTGTAATATTCAAATCCATCTAAAACTTCTAATATATCTGGTAAATAATCAGCCCTATCGTTTAAGTTCATTATTTGGTTATCTTCAATTTTTAGTTCACACAATCCGTTTTCATCAATGCTTTCTTCATCTTGCAAGTAAACACTATCACTACCACCTGCACGTGTTAAAACTATTGAATTTACTGGACCGTATTTTTCACCAAAATTAACATTAACATCTTTTAAGTATTCTTCGCCAATTGTATCATTTGTATTATTTATATACCTTATTTCAAGTTCGTCATCAACTTCGTTTATACAAATTGTACTTGCTGTTACTTGTGCCAATTCATCTAAAACATTTCTATAAGTATAACCAATGTTAGAATATAACTCGCTAGGTATTTCTTTATCGTAGTTTGCGAATGTATCACTTGCATTTTTAAAAGTTAACCCTATCTTATTACAGATTGCATTTATATAACTTCTTACAGTTATTGGGTATGTTATATTTGGCACTTCATAATCTTTCATAGCATATAACATACTGTCGCAACACTCGATTAAATAACTATTTGTATCTTCTTGTTTTTCTACTGTATCAACAATATAATTTCCAAAGTCTATATATTCAAAAGAGCCATTTACTAAAACACCGAATTGATAATTTAGCATAGTCCCTTTTGGGATTTCTACATTACTGTCAATTGTTAAGCCACGCATTACTGATTTTAAAATACCACCCTCATAATGTGGTGTTATGGAGTTAAGTTCGTTAACACCTAACTCCACTGTTCCACTCAAAGATGGGTATATTATTTTACTATCTAATTGTTTACCATATAATTTTATTTCATTTTTAAAATTATTAGTATGTGTTTTCATGTTATACCCTCCTACTTGTACTTATAAACGAACAACTAAAACCTTGATTAGTAACATTGCCACTTATTACATTTTTATTAACAACTTCATAATCACCGGTATATGTAGTCATTGTAGTTTGTGCTTTCTTGTTTGGGTCGTAATAACTTACTGTCTGTCTTGGGCTGTCTAAAATAGGCACTATTATTTCTAACTCACTTTTAGTAAGTGGTTTAAATTGTAAAGTTATTTTTGGAAATATTCCAATAAGTGTTCCACTTTGCGTTCCAGCCAAATTTCTACCACTATCAGAACTCCACAATTTATTATATCCGAATTTAGCCTCGACTAAATAATTACCCATGTTTACATTATTTATAATAATACTATTCTTATTTACAAACATTTAATCACCTACCTATTGTATAAAAAATTGTCCCTATTTTGTATTTTTTGTAATTCACGGCTTATAGTTCTGCCGTTCATGTTGTTTGTTATATTAGCGTTTATTGTAATATATCTGCCAATAGCCTCACCTAATAATTCCATTTGTTGTGAATCCGTTAAAGGTATAACACCCTCTTGACCTCTTTCACCACCGATAGCACTTCCAAGCATAACTCCTCTACCCGGTTGATTAATAATACCACCTTTTGCAAGTCTAGGTAAATCAAATGTAGAAAGATAACCTAAATCAATCCCCGGTATTTTATTTATTACACCAATTAAATTATTAATTGAACGTATAGGGAAGTTAAGTATATTTTCTATTGCTGATAAAACACCGTTTACAACACCTTTGAAAGCACCAGCAATAACATTACCAACGGTAGTTCCTATTGTTTGAAATAAACCTGTTATTTTAGAAATTAACCCTGAAAAGAAACTTATTAAAGAATTAAATCTTGATTTTATAGTTTCAATAGAATTTGCAATGTCTGTTTTCAACATATTCCATAAGCCCTTAAAAAAATCTCCGATAGGTTTAATAACATGGTCGTAAACCCAACCACCAATTTTACCTAAAATTTCTTTAATTGCGTCCCAATTTTCAGCAATAAGTTTAACTGCAAGACCTACTAATACAACTAATAAGCCCCACCAATTACCCATAACAAGCATAATACCACCAATAACAGTAGCAATATCACCTAATATAGCAACAAAATTTTGCCATGATGGGTCGTTTATAAAATCAATTATATCACTTATAAGGTTAACAATACCCAAAACAATTGCACCAATTCCTAGTGCTTGAATACCTTTAAAGCCAAGTTTTAACGCAGTTAACCCAGTAGCAATTCCACTTAATCCAGCAATTACTAAATCTTTATTATCAACAATCCATTGTAACCAAGATGGAATAGGTACGTCTTCCATTGCTTCAAAACTTGGTAAAGAAACTCCACCACCTCCGCCACCAGAAGAAACATCACCATTATCTTGTAATATATTCATTTCATCAAATCCAGTAAGTGTTTTTTGAAGTTCTTTTGCTTTCTTAACAGAACCACCTAACGCTTTGTTTTGTTTTTGAAAAGCCTCTGTACTAGCGTTAGCAAATAGATTAACTCCGAACCATGCTTTTGCAATGTAGTTAACATAAGCCAATAACTTGTACGCTAGTTGTATTAAATTTTCAATTACAGGTTGCAATGTACTTGCTAATAAGTATCTTATATATTCGACATTGACACCCATTTGTTCGTTGTATTGTGAAAGTGTACTTACTGAATTTCTTATAAAATTATAAGCACTTCTTATCCCAAACAACGCTAATCCCCATTTAGCAACTTTCTTTGTAATATTTTCAAGCCCACTGCCTACACCTTGTATTGAATTTTGTATATTAGAAAAATCAGTTTTATTAAATTCTTCTTTTTTCTTTATTAAGTTTCTTAATTTATCGGTTAGTTTTTCATATTGTGCTTCCAATTTTTTTGTGTCTCCAACTTCAAAACCCATGTCTGCTTTTTTTAACTTATCTTCAATATCGTCCAATTGGCTTTTTACATAATCAATTTGTGCGTCAAATGATTTTGTATCCAATTCAGTGCCAATTGTAACATATCCGTCCATAAAATCAACTCCTTTCTATAATTCCAAGTGATTTTAAGAAATTCTCTGCACTTTTTCTTTGTTCGTCTGTTGCTTTTCTCTTGTGTTCTACACAATACTTTTTTTTCAATTCGTTCTGCGTTTTAACTAAATTGTCTTTTTGTTTCTTATCTTTAATATCTTTTGTCTTTCTATTCAATATATCTACAACCCTATTTAACACACAGCAAGTTCCCATTTCTGACGCACTCAAATTCATCAAATCATTGTTAAACTCGTACCAATGCAAATAGTCTTTTGAATAAGGGTCGTACTGATAATCGTATTTAAAACTTGATTTAATAAGTCCCTCACATTTGTTAAAATCTAGGTCGTTGGTGTTATCTTTTCTTTGCTTACTAAACTCATCAATGGATTCACCACATAATAAGTATTTTTGCCCTAGTTCTAGCAACTTTTTGTAGTGGTCTGGTGTATTTATACCTTCTTCGCCAAAAAGCGTGTATATGATAGCCAAAGCACGTTCTAAATCGCCTATTGTATTATCCTCGGCAATTCTATTACATTCTAACGCCACTCTAAAATCAGTATTAATCTTATATCTTTTATTTTCTATTTCTACATATTGTGGATACATTATTTCAACACTTCTTTATTTCTAGCAACAGCCTCGGAATATTTTTCTTTGATTTTATTTGTTATACTATCCATTGTTAAATTCAAGTGTGGTTCTATTTGTTCTTTTATTATTTTATCAATTTCGTCAAGTGTAGTCCAACCTAACTTTCTACCATTTAACAACTTTTCAACTCCACGTTCGCCAAGAAACATATTATAGATTTCTGCCTCTTTTTTAAAGAACTCGTTTAATGCTTTTATCTTATCTTCTTCATTTTTGCTAAATAACTTTTTGCCTTTGACATCTTGCCTTTTATCAATTATTAAAAATTGGTTTCTTAAATTTTCCTTATTTTTCTTATCCTTTTCTAATAAATCTTGATATCTTAAAGGTAACTCAATGTCTTCCAAATCAAATTCTAAAAACTCCCCTGTTTCTTTTCCTTCTACTGTTCTAATTTTTAATGTTAAAACATTTCCTTTACTTAACTGTATAAAATTGTCTGTCATTTTAATACTCTCCTATCTTTTTTATAATAAAAATAAGGCAGGTGATTTATTTCACCCACCTTAAAAGGTTTTACAAACTTGTTGTTGGCACAAATGTTGGTGTTTGATTTGCTATTGTTACAGTTCCGTCAGTTGCATCACCATCGGCATATACATCAAACTCTATTGTGTCTCCATGATATGAAGTTATACCTATTGTTGCTTCACTCATTTTAGCAGAATAACTACCGCTTGTTTCGTCCCATAAATCAACTTCCAATAAACGTGTTTTGTAATTTAATTGGTCTCTACCAGCATTTACAAAAGCAAAACATGGGTCACCTTTATATGCTAAATATGTAACACTCATTTGTTTATCGTTTGAAGTATGGTTACTTGTAGCGTTTTGATTAACAATTAATTTAAGTCTATCAATGTTTGGATTATAGTCTATTCCTGCTCCACCTTCTTCAACAGCAGCCACTAGAGCCCATGTTGGATTTGTAGCGTTTGGAGTTGTATCAATAAACCTTACAAATTGGTCTTCTGTAATTCTTGTATAAGTGCTTGTATCAAATTTCATAGTTTTCCCTCCTCTTTCTTAAAAGTTTTCGGATTGTCAAGTTCTCTTTTAATTAGAACTAAATCTTTATAATTAAGAGGTTCTATAAAACCTTTTTCATTTAATTTAACTATTGCATTATAGTTGCTTGTTTTAATCTCATCGCCCTCGATGTAATTAACACCGTTAGCAGTAAAATCTTTTATAGCGATTAACTTTTTCATAGGCTTATATCCTCTCTTTCATAGTCTCTATACGTTATTTGTATCTGAATATCGAATGTCGCCTCCGTACCATTAACATTGTTAATAGTTCCACAGTTTAAACACTCAATACTTTCTATACCATCTATACTAGGCAAAACGCCTTTTTTATTATTATCTTTGATAGCCTTTTCAAAATCTTCAAAGAACCCTATGTTATTTAAGTTATTCATAGTGTCTTGTGAATAAAACTTACGGTTTCTAAACGAATACACGTCTCTATGAATTTCCAACCCTATAACCCATTTTTGTATTATGCTTGCAGTGGGTATTTTGTCAAGCGAGAAATCCCCAACGTCTCCTAGAAAATCGGCATTGATTTGATAGTTTCTATCTTCTATTAAAGTATTAATAACATTGAATAAATAATCTCTTAATTTAGTAATTCTATAATCCATTATTTGCCTCCACGATTAACATAATCTTGTACTTCTTTTACAACATCTTGCATTTCAGCACTTACCATACGTTTGTCCCAATATGTGCCAGTACCAGCAGTTGTGTAGTTTTGGACATGGTGTGAACCATCTTCTCTTATACCATAATATTGATATCTAGCATAAGGGCTTTCGTAAGTTATGCTATTGTTAACAATACTAACATTAGTTCTTAAATTACCCTCGTCCATAGGCACGTATTTATCCATGTGTCTATAACAAGTTTCAGTAAAGAACTTTTGTACTCGCCCATTCGGTTCAATTCCCAAATTGGTTTTTATAACACTAACAGGTTGCATTTTAACAGGCATATTACTTGCCTCCTATATGAATATGTTTACTATTTCCAAAATTATTATTCTTAATACTTGTAATATTATAAACTTGATAATTTTTAAGGTCTTGTTGTCTCGCAATGTCTTGGGTAAGTTCGCCTTGCACTATAATGTCGCCTATACTGAAATTGTTAATATTTAACTCGTTCAAATCATAAGGCAGTCTTATCTCAACATCGTTGGCGTTATCATAACCCTTGTTTAGACTAGCACCTTTACCACCGAAGAACCATACATTATCATAGTTAAATCTTCGCCACTTTTCCAAGTGTGTCGCAACGTCTAATCCGTCTTGATGATAAATAGTCAACTTGCTATTACAAATCATCTAACACCTGCATACATTATATGTTCGCCATTAACTATTACACCAACCAAGCACTCGTACATTATAGTATTCAATTCTTTATCTTTTGAACTTATAACATCACTTACTTTGTCGGAAGTTATATAACTTACACTATAACCATCAGTATTCTCACTAGCCACATTGCCATTACTAGCAACATTGCTTAATGTTTCATCATAACTAGACATACTATCTATCATTTTAAACTCGCAAATTTTTACCTCTTGGGGTATATCATTACTATCAATTCCTTTAAGTCTATTTTGAGTTCTTATATCAATTCTTCTTCTTGCTTCAAATTCTAATAGATTAAAAGGCGTTAGGTCTTTCGTGCCACCTAAAAGCCTATATTCTTCATAAGTTAGGTATTGTCCACTAAATTCCATAAACGCCCTCCTTTATTATAAACTTACGTTTGATGCTTCAAATTTTGCAACAACTACTTTTGATTCGTCAGTTAAAGCAACAACATAGTGTTCATCAACACCGATTAAAGTAGTGTAGTTGCCTAATTCTCTTTGAGTTTCAAGGTTAACATTTCTCTTCATGAAAATTGTAACGGCTGCACTTTCATCACCTGTTTGTGATTCTGGTTTTAATTCAACAATTGGGTTTAGATAATAAGTACCAGCGTCATTGATAGCCTTTTTACTAACAACTATTCTAGTATTAGCAACCATACCAATTTCACCACGCATAATAACATTGTTATTATATTTGTCGTTTGAAATAAAGTCGTCATCTTTTCTTAAAGTAGAAACTTGTTTTGGATGTATAAACATAACCTTTTCAACGTTTTCTTCTTCATTTAAAGCGTCAATTGCGTCAACGATATTGTCATAAGAAATATCTCCAGCTGCAGTAAATGTTAATTGAGCACCTTTTAAAGCAGCCATAACATCATTGTCAACTTTTTCAGCAATTGATTTTGCAAGTTGTGAATTAGTTTCTCCTACTGGATTACCATATCCACTTAATACAGCCTCGTCAGTTAACTCAACTTGTTTAACAGCCTTTTTAACTGTATATTCTTTGCTAGATGTTCCTAGTTTTGTCTTATCAGCAGTTTCTCCTTCTGCTAAATCAGTAGCAGCACCTATATATTCATATCTTGGTACTGTTATTGTACTTCCCGGTCCTCCAACCAAAGTATTGTCAATCTTTGCAAATGGTGTAGCGACGATTGCGCTTGATAGTTTTGCACTAATCATTGGAGCCATAACCTCTGGGTCAATTAATTGTGCTAATTTTGTTGTTCCTGTTGCCATTTAAAATCATCTCTCTTTCATTAATTATTATATTTGTTAAATAACTCCGGATTTGTAGATTTTAATTCTAATCTTTCTTTGTAACCCATTTTGTCGAAGTCTGCCTTTGAAACAACATTTTCAACTGTTTCATCAACACTTGGCATATCTACAACTTTGTTAGGGTTTTCAAATATTCCATCTTTTCCGTTTGTTATTTCCTCGAATAAATCCTTTGCAGATTTACCCATATTCGCACTATCTTTAAGTGCTGTTTTGATTTCGTTCATAATTGCATTTTTTGTAAAATCATTTACGAACTTCTTATCACCAAATACAGAAGTTATATTTTTTGTTAAAATGTCGTCTTCTTCTTTGGCTTTTTGTTTTGCCTCTTGTTCACTAATTGAAGTTTGCAACTCTTCATATTTAGTTTTCCACTCGGCGTTGTCTTTAGCCTTTTCGTCAAACTCTTTGATTTTAGTTTCGTAAGTTTCTACTCTATCCTCCAATCCTTTTTTTTCAGATTTTAAAGTGTCTATCTCACTATCCTTTTTAGCCATAGCCTTACCATATAAAGCCATAACCTTATCAATTTGTTCTGCTTCTAAAAAGTCTAAATTCTCTCTTTTCATAATTTCCTCCTATCGTTAGTTTTACGTGCCACGAACACGTGAGATTTAATTATAGGAGTTCTCTACCGAACTCTTAACTAAATTATATCACATTTTTTTATTTCGTCAAAATTGCATAATAAAAAGCAAGATTATTTCTTGCTGGTTTTCTTTTTAGTTGTCTTTTTTGGTTTTTCTTGTTTTAATGTTTCTTCCATTTTGTTTAATGTTTCATCTACAAGTTTTTTTACTTCTTTACTTCTAATATCAAATTCAGTTTCAGTTATATCTTTCTTTTCTTCTTTAACTTCTTCTAAAATTTCAATAGCCTTGTTGTCTTTTAAGTATTCTGCTCTATCCATAGAACAAATCCACTCTTCGTTTATTATTCTCTTTTTATTATCTTCCATATCTGTAAAGTTAATAATTGCTTTTACTTTTACTTTCATTTCTAATTCCTCCTCTATTTTTTCTGCTATTTCTTCTTTATCTAATTCTTCTCCATCATATTCTAAATATTTTAACCAATCTTCTAATGCGTGATTATCATATTCTTTACATTTTGGTATATTTTTTATTTTGTTTATATCAAAATTCATGTCTAAAGGCACTACATAACCATTAACACCATCTTTAATAAGTTCCGTACACCCACCAACATCAGTTACAATACATGGAACTTGATATTGTAAACTTTCTTGTACTGTATAAGGTAATCCCTCACTATCAGATAATAAAACAGTATAATCTGCACTTGCTAAATAATCCCATATATCATATCTTTGTTTATGAAAATGTACTTCTTCATAATTACACTTATATTGTGTTGCGTTTGTGTATATATCCCATTGAAATTTTATTTTTGCATTTTTCATCATTTCCATAAGTTTTAACATTCTATCCCAGCCTTTTGCTGGGTCTAGTCTTGTACAACTTATTAATCTTATTACTTTATTTGTTTTTCTTCTTGGTAATAATATGTTTTTTATAGTTGTTGGATTATCATGTAATACTTCATCACTCATTTTACTTACAAACTCGCCACAACCAACTATTTCTTTTATTCCCATACCTGCATATTGTTGATACAGCCAACCTTTTTCTAACAAGTATTTATAATTAGCGTGTCTCATTTCTATCATTCGTTTTGCTTTTATATTTTTAGGAATTGTACCCCAAACCGAATTTCTTATAAAAATATCACATTCATAGGTTTTACCTTCTTCATACTTTTCCATTTTTGCAAGTTTAGACATTTTTTTTACTCTTTCGGTATCTCCACCACAATACAATATTGTTATATCAAAATAATGTCTTAACCACCAACACCAATTATAAGCCATAGTTTCTACTCCACCCATTTGGCAAAAATGTGATTGATAAAATATTATTTTTTTCATTGACTACCCCCAATTGCCTAACATCAAGTGTTCTGTATATACATCATCATTTAATTCATTATGCCTACAAAATGTTTCTTTTGGAAATATTGCCATGTTATCGTGTTCTTGATATTCCATTTTATCTCTATCAAAATATTTCCCTATAACATCACTCATAATCATAGTGTTTGTTTCATATTCATACCAATTTTCGTGTGTTTCAAATGTTTTATTATTATATACATCTATCATTTCTTTTATTAGTTTATTTTCTTTATCTGCTCCTAATGTAGCAGTTACGGGATAATGTGGTTGTTCAAATCCAGTAAAGAAATCATATTTTAAAAACTTGTCTAATGGTTGGTGTACAATAACATCTGTATCCATATATAACCCACCATAATTATATAAAGCCCAAAGTCTAGCATAATCAGACACAAAAGCCCACATTTTGTTTTTATATGCTTCTTTGACATATTCGTTTATATTAATATCAAAATTAGTTTCATTAACTTCTAGTATCTCCCAATCCGGCATTTTTTCTTTCCATGTTTTCATACAATTCTTTACTGTTTCAGGTTTATCTTTTCCCCCAAACCAACAACATATTATTTTCTTTGGAATCATTTTACCACCTAAAATAATTATATCATAATAAACAAAAAAGAGCAAAATTGCTCTTAATTAAGTGCTCCACAAAATTTTAAAGTGGAGATACATCTAATACCAAATAGACATATCTAATTAATTATATCATATTTTCCAAATTAATTCAATCTCTTCATAAGTACAATCCCACGTGTCCACAACATAGCCATCGACACATGCTGTTATATGACCGTTGGTAGTAATTAAATATTTGCCAACAGGGTGATTATCTGCAAATTCTCCTATATATGTTTCTGTATATGGTATTCTCTTAAATTTCTTATCTAAAAAATCCCTTACAAATACTGCACTATCCATCATATAACCTTTTTCCATTGCACTTTTGCATAATTCTTTGTATGCTTCTTTCCATGTTATATCCATAACAATTGAATATGCTCTAGGAAAACAATCATCAATAAAATTATTATGACTATTTGCATTATAATAATAATATTTCATATTACATATTATCTCATACTTCTTTGTATTGTCTCATTTAACATTTGTTTTTGCTGAGGTGTTGATGCTTCTTCATGCAATACTTGTATAAAATCTTCAAGTGCTTTCACCATATAATGAAAACTTTTATCTGTTTCTTGGTCTCCTGCACCGTATCTTTCTCTACCTTCCATATAGCGACCATATTCATTTCCAATTCTATCTATGTATTCATGTCCTCTATATTTCATATCATAGCCACGTCTTCCGTAATTATCTCTTCCATATTCACCGTAGTTATCACGTCCATAACTATCATATCCAGCACGTCTTCCACGTCCATAATTTCCATATTCTCCGTACATTTCTTTATCCTCCTTTGCCATGTGTTTTATTTTACTTAATTTATATAAGTGGTCTAGGTTATTTGTGTTTATATCTTCGTCAAGTATGTGTTTGATTTTCTCATCAACTTTTTCTATTACTTTGTCTTCCAAATTACTCACTCCTTTCTTTTAAGAGTTTTAATATTTCTTCTTGGTTTTTAATTATTGTTTTAAAATACTTTTCATCTTGTGTTTGTAGTTCAGACATTAAATCAGTATTGTTAAAGTCTTGCATTAATAAAATCAAATTATAAATTTGCAAGACCAAAGAAGCCATATCTAAATTATTTCTCATTATCTATTAAGTCTGCTTATACTAAATGTAGCGTTTGTTATAATTGCTTGTGTAGTTGATATTGGTGTTGTAGGTGTAGTTGGTGTTGGTACACTTGGAACTGATTGAACTGATATATTAGTTGTTCCACGTGGGCAAACTCTTAATTTCTTATCAAATGAAACAGTTTCATAGTCATCGGCTGCCGCAATTGTTACGGCTCTAACTGTATCAGGTATTAACACTCCATCTTGGAATAAACCTATTGCCACAACACCAGCGTCTGCTGTACTTACCGAAGCACTAAACTCTACATCGTAATAACCTGTGTACCCGTTTCCAAATATTTTAAAGTTAGGGTTTCCGTTTGAATAATCTAACCAACCATTGCAATTACAAGTAGCACATCTTGTTCTTATATCAGTTTCATCAAAAGTTATAGGACTTGCATTACTTGGCAATGCTAATGGTTCGTTTATAATTGTTTCTATCATTTTTATTTCTCCTTTCAATAATAAATAAAAGAGAATAGAACTATGCCTATTCTCTATGTTACCGACATTGTTGTCGGTACCTATTAGCAAGTTCTCGTAATCGAGCGTGTCGTAATCGACTATATGCTATTAAATAAATTGACTTGTTGTACCCATTCCACAACCACAACCATTGTTGTTGCATGTGAATATAGGTGTTCTACCATAAACAGGTGTTGATGGTACTGGACAGTTGCTTAATCTGTTGTATAAAGCGTCCACTTCATTTGCAAATCCTTGTGAGATAAATGCGTTTTGAGCAACTTGACTTGCTTGTAAATCTTTCATTAAAAGTTGTCTGTTAAGTTCATCTATCTTGCTATCTTTCTCGTCTAATCTATCTCTGAAGATTTCATCGATTATTTTTTGAGTATTAGCAGTTTGACTTACAAGAATATCTTGACCAATTTGTCTTAATACTTCTCTGTCTGAACAATTTTCACTAATTACAGTTGATTTTAGGTCTTGTGTTGCAAGACGATTTTCACAGCAACAATTATCTAATGAACTTTGTAAACCATTAAATCCTTGAAGTGTTGCAATTTGGTTATTGAAGTTTTGGTTCATATTAGCCATTTGTCTATTACATGCTGCAACTTCTGCATTATAGAAACCATTGCTTACAGTTTGGTTCATATCTGCACAGCAGTTACACAATTGATTGCTTAATGAATAAATACCACTATTTACAGTGTCTAACTGATTTGATAAGTGTAGTGTGTCAAATCCATTGTTAGTGTTACTCATGATTTCTTTTTGACCGTTTGAAAGCCATGCAAATCCATTGTCAAATGAGTTTCCTCCGAAGAATCCTCCGTTACCATTACCCCAGTTTCCACCGAATAATGCAAGTAATAATATTACCCAAATAAAATCGTTTCCATAACCTCCGAAACCACCGTTTCCATAACCACCCATCATAGGATATACTGGATATGGATAAAATCCGTTTCCGTTGTTGTTAGTAGCCAATTCTACTGTTGGTTGAATGCCTCCATTCATAAATCTTTCTCCTCCTCTCTTCTAACAAGATACTAGGAATCTTGCAGGAAAGCACTGCACCTAGTAAATGCTCTCCTGTAAGGCTCCTAGCCTTGCTTGTTTTGATTAAACATTCCCATCATTTGTTCCCATTGCTGACGTTGTTGAGGATTAAAACCGTTTACTGTTTCATTTAATAAGCCCTGTGGGTTATTGTTCTTTCTTGCTTCTTGATACCTTTGAAACGCTTGCGGATTTGTTGCTTTCAAGTTTTTCTCCATCTGTGAAATCAACTGTTGTGGTATCTGTTGCATTTTGTTTTGCATTAACATTTTTAACATCTGCATCATTTTCTATCTTTCCTCTCAATTCTTCAATTTGTGCTTGTAAATATTCTATTTGTAAGTCTTTTGCGTCTTTTGGCACTATCTCATTTAACTCATAAGATTTTATATCGCCTTTTGCGTTTTTAACCCACATAACCGTCATATCTTTGCTAAAAAACGGTGTGTCATAATAAACTATTTCTTTATTAACATCATCAATAGTATTAACAAATTTCATTGTGTGATTAGTTGGTGCTAATTGAAAGTTTTGATTTATTGTTGGTTGTTGTATGGGTTGTTGCATTTGTTTTTTCATATTTTCTAAATCATTTATCTGTGCATTTATTCTTTCTAAATTTGCTTGTTGATTGTATTGATTAATATATGGATTGTTATACATTTTTACATCTCCTTTTTAATATAAGAAAAAGAGACATGATATGATTAGTGGTTGAATTGGTTTCATATCTCTGTCTCCTTTCTTGATTAAATCATAGCATTTTTAATAGTGTAAAAAAGGGTAAAAAAAAGAACTTTTTAAAGTCCTTTAATTTTATCATTTACTCTTTTAAATATTTTCTTCACACTATCATAAGTATAATTATATTTGTTGCTAACTTGCAACGCAGTTTTATTGACAATATAATAATCATAGCAGATATTATATTCTAAACTGTTTTTATCCGTTACTTTTAAGATGGTTTCTTCAAATAAGTTATTCGGCATTCCTTTATATAATGGTTTGTAGGTTTTCTTAACGAGTTTTGAAGTGATATATGAAAGACCAACACCAAGCATTATAGGTATTAATATACTTATTCCGAGTGGCGTGGTAATTCTATTTAGTATGTAGTAGGTTAGGTTTGATACAATGAAACATTGTTTCATACTAGGTAAATGAAAAGGCTTGCCGAATGTTCGCTTGCTTAACCAAAATGAAATTAGGACAAACAAGCATTCAATAAATGTTGCGTTTAGTCTTGCAACTAATAATATTATAATTATTGTTAAGGTGTTCCAAATTAAACTTAAAATGAAATAAATGATATAAGTTAATTTTGTTTCTTTGTCTAGTGCCTTAAAGTTATGCAAGTTTCTTTGCAATCTTTTTGGCAACTTTAATAAGTTTGCTTTCGTCTGCGAAAATAAACCAACTATATCCGTCCATTTTAAACCTCCTTCTAACTTAACTTTTTGATATATTAACATCATAAAGAAGTAATCTAAATTTAATATCAAGTTTCTTATGTAATCCATTTCATAATATATATCTTTCTTGTTTCTAGTAAAGTTAGATATAAATTGTAAAATGAAGACTCCACATAAAACTTTTATTATTTGAGATATTTTTATATTTTTATTATAAATTTTGCATATTACAATTAAATATACAAATTCCAACAAATAAGTTATAGGAATATCTTTATACATTGATTTTATATATTGAATTATAAAAGTATATGGTATTGTATATAAAGTATATTTCTTTAATCTTTTACTATTATCACAACACATTATAGATAACATTAAGTATTGATATATCATAATACCTGT